CCGTACAGTCTTCTGGCGTAACCCGACGCTTCGAATCACATTTTTATTTTTGAACACGGGACTTACGACACCGCCACTCGATAGACGGTGCCGTATGTACTTCCAGAACCACGTCGCGCTCGCTGTCCGGTTAGGACACGCCATGGTATTCACATCGTCCGGGCCGAGATTCATCTGGGCGACCATCGTCCGTAGCACCTGTCGTGGCTGCGGACTCATTAAAAGACCGTTGATGATGCCGTGGAACCAACACGTACCGCCTTGTTGTTGTCGACTTTTTATATTTATAGGTCTGGGGGCGTGTACACGATGGACGGACGTATATCCCTTGGCGACAAGTTTGTTTGCGACCCGGTTGTAGAGTGCGCCGTAATTTGGATTGTTCCGAGCGAGATTCCAATTTGTGTGCACATGTAGTTTTCGGTAAGCATTTTCGGACTTCCCATTGTTGATCAATTTTTCAATTCGGGTGAGTGTATTAAATCGCGTGTTCATATTTGCGTACTTGAGCCGGATCCGATTATACAGCTTCTTGTATGCATTATCATTATCGAGTCGTTTGGCATCCACGTGGTTTACCATGTGGCCGAGTTGTACGCGCAAGTGCTTCCGGTTATTCGTAGCGTGTAAGTGATTCAGTAGTTTTTCGTACCGCAGAAGCGTATCCATCTAACTAAGGACAAGAAAAAACATAAAGGTAATGGAAGAACGTGTTTCGGAATTTCTTGATATCGACACCCGACGCGCTCTGGGACTATCCCCCCGTCGCCTAAAAACCATTCCGGATATACAGTTTCCAACAAAGAGGTCCGCGGCGTTCGGACCGATCAGTATCAAGAATTCTCCGTTCCGTCTTTCGTCATATTTCACAGTGTACGTCGTAGTCGAAGATGTATACTATATAGCCGAAACAGAATATATGTATCACAGCGGGCGGACTGTGACACGTCTGACCGGTGGGCCGTCGCACCATCGTCTGTACCAGATACCGGACGAACCCGAAACGACAATCATAAAAGAGCTTTGGAAAGTCCACGAAGCTTTCGAACGCTTAAGACTTGAAGGCTCGTAACCAGTATGTCAGTACACCCCCGGGTAGCTCAGCTCCTTCGCCAATCCTATGACGATCAGCGAACGCCCGAATGGCACGCGCTCCGTGGAACCATGCTCACTGCAAGCGATCTTGCGACCGCCATCGGAGATAATCATTTCGAAACACCAGAGGATCTCATCGTCAAAAAGTGCGGCCACAGTCATTGGCATGGAAATGCCGCAACGGCGCACGGAACGCTCCTCGAACCTATCGCCCGTGACATGTACGACCTTCGGCACAATCAAAAATCTCACGAAATTGGTCTTGTCCAACATCCGGTACACTTGTGGCTCGGCGGCTCACCGGACGGAGTGACTGAGAGCGGCCGACTCATCGAAATCAAGTGTCCTTTGTCGCGTCGGATCACACCAGAAGTTCCGAAACATTACTATCCACAGATTCAACTTTTGTTGGAGGTTCTCGACCTCGAAGTCTGTGACTTCATTCAGTACAAACCCCCCAATCTCGGGAAAGGTGGTCAGGAGGAATTTGTCGTCTCGGAGATTCTACGGGACCGCGAATGGTTTGCACGTATTTTACCCGTCGCGCGCGCATTCTGGGACCGGGTACTCTTGAAGCGCCAAAATGGTCTGTGCGAAATTCTCGAAGACGAGGCGCCTGCACCGCCGTCGGAGCCGCCGTCTGGCCCTGGGCCGGTGTGCGAGATACTTGAAGACTAATCTCGATATACTGACATGGTGAAGTGTCCGGCGTGTCAGAAGAACAAGGGGGGTGTTCAGCTGACATGCCGCGAATGCAAAATCGCATTTTGTATCGGGTGTATACAACTCGAAATTCACAAGTGCGCGTGTCTCGAAAGTCGTACCGCGTTTGAAAAGAATTTACTCGAGAAGAAACTTGTAAAGATTGAAAGTTCCCGGATTATTAAATTTTAAGTCCCTTCCGGAAAGAAAGGACGACGACGAGGAGAATCATGGCGACTATGATCGGCCACATGCTGTCCCCGCCCTTTATCAGCCCCGAGACGTAATTGCGACCGTCGGCGTACGAAACCTCGTGAGACCAAGATGTTGTGCCGTCGTCGTACTGGTATTTACGCGCCGGGAACATAAAGGATGTCGCGGGATCGATGCCACCAGTCATGGCAGCCATTGCCGGCGCACGAAAGATGTGCTTGGGTGTGAAATGCGCCTCGTACTCTGGCTTTTCTTCCGTCGCCTCTTCCTCCTCGCGAGGCATCATCCACGGCAGAGCGTCCGTCGACTTGTGGCCGCCGTTATACGAAATGCCAAACGTCTCTGTGGCCGTGTATGGATTTATGCGGTCCATAGACATTTCGTCAATCTCGAGCATAGCAGTCATTCTATTGTGTACTGATATTTTTGTCCAGGGGCGTGCCCCTGTCCAGGGCCGCGGTCCTGTCCAGGGCCTCTTTGTCCGCGACGGTCGTCCCGGCATCACCGTAGGACCTGTCCTGAACCTTTTGCTTGTGTCGGAGCCACATTTCGTCGAGGTCGACGTCGAGCATATACGCCAACTGAAAAAGGTACGAAAACACGTCACCCATTTCGGTCATGACGTCCGTCCCCCGCTCCTTCTTGAGTCCGGTTTTACGAAAACTTCTTTGAAACTGTCGAATCGCCGACGCGAGTTCACCAATCTCTTCTGTGAACAGCAGCCATACTGTACTCACGTGGGCCTTGTCCCATCCTTTCGTACGGCACAGTTCATAGGTTTCTTGTTTGTACCCATTCATACTTGTGTACTCGGCGCCCGGTTCTTTTATCAGTCGATAGATGACTGAATGGCGTCACCGACCTCCCGTGGACTGAATATAACAAGCGCAATGCCGAGCGCAACCAGTTCTATGACGGCTCGCATACGTTCCATCTCCAGTTCGGACAATTTCCGCCTGATTGCAAAGTGCGAACTGATGAGCCGGGACGCACGATCGATGATGAAAAACAGGATGAATCCGTATATGATTTCGCGGGTCCCCTTCATTACACTTTACTGAGAATAATTTTCATCTGATCAGAAAGTTTCATGTGCCAGGCGTGCAGAACAAAAATCTGAAACAGAAGCGTCGTGATCGAGAGTCCAAGGGCAATGTACGGAATGCGCTCGCGCCACTTCTCAGTCTGCATTTACTTGAGACTGGATATTTTTCTCGCCAGAGTCGAAAATTGCTGAGAGTGGGTAATGTGCCACGGATAAAGAACCGTAAGCGCGAACAGGAACGAAATGATCGATACGGACAACGCCAATACCGGGATCCATTTTTTACGTTGCTCGGGCTCCATGCTCTTGTCCTAGAAAAAATCAACCCATCGTCGGGAACATCTTCTTGAATCCGGTGACGTTCGTGCGACACATCGGACACGAGGGTGACCTGGTGCGCCCGAGACACTGTTCGCAGGCGAGATGGCCACACGGATCCAGAAACGTATCGACGAGCCGTTCCATACAAATCGAACACGTAAACTGGCTATACTTACGGGCGTTCGTATTCATGAGCACGACCTCCATCGCCTTGAGTGTCCCGTTGAGTTGTGCCAGTTCGTCGCGAAGTTCTGTGACGCGGCTTGTTTCCGCGAACGTTTTGACCCGTTCGGCCAGTTCGGCTTGTAGGTCCGGGTCACTCACGACCGATGAAGCATTTTGCATGACCGTGATGTCGGTCGACAGACCTAGCAAGTGCGCCTCTTTCTTTCGGAAATCACCGAGGGCGGCGGCGTACGTCGCCTTGTACCGACCGAGCGTCTCCTCAAATTCGGTCCAGTGGTCGTCGAGGGTCACGTCCGGCACGTCCGGTAAAGAGACGTGGGACGGAATCATGACGTCGGAAAGAAACTCGGCCAGCATGGTCATATTCATACTAGAGTGACATGCGCGTTCATTTTTATGTCGGTATATAAAAATGGTATTATTCGAGGTCTTGTGTATGTCGTGCGCGGAGACATTCGGAAACTTTAATCTAAAATGGTTTGCCGAATCGGGTAATTCGGCACACCACCATTTGGGGCTGGGTATTTTGGGATACGGCGCCGTGCTCTTCTTTCTGATCAGGGCATTTGCACTCAAGAATGTTCTGATGGTGACGGCGCTCTGGGAAGGGATGATTACTGTGATTGGTGCCGGGTCAGCCTATTTCATTCTGGGTGAACGTTTCCACCACCCGATTCAATGGGTCGGGGTCGCTCTGGTTATCCTGGCGATCGGTATGATACACGTCGGCCAGACACTCAAGCTCTGACGTTGTTCATACGGGCCATACCGCCGTTG